AGTTCCATGATTGCCAGACGCTCTAATGCGTTTTCCACAATGGCTGCAAAATCTGGCGAGGCTGATAATTCCCGCTTCATTCTTTATCGCCTTGTGGTGGCTGAACCTGTGTTCACAATGTTCCATGTGAAACACTCGCTTTGCTCGTGTCGTTCACTTCGTGAACTCCATATCGTCCTACTCTCCGTAACGCTTCCAGCCTTGAGGCATCTTATGTTTCCCCTGACCGCGCCAGCCACGGATGTAAGCTTGAGTATCCGGTGGAAGTTCGGCAAAGTTAGCACCCTTCTTGACCCACCGATCCGTATTTCCGGGTCCCCAGTTGTACGCCGCAATTGCGTGTTCGGGATTTCCCTTATACCGATTCAGCATGGCCCTCAGATAATTCTCGCCAAACTCACGATTCTTCTGTGGATCAAAAATATAAGCAGGCTCCAGCCTTGGAACACCATAACCCGGATTTAAAGCAGTTTTAGGCCGGACACCCATAAGTCCGCTGGCCCCGGCTTTGCTAATTGCATTCGGATTACCGCTGCTCTCTACATACTCAACATACTTAGACATCCGATTCAGCAGATTTTCCGGCCTTGCCGCTTCCCGCATTTCCGCTGGAGTCTGGCGTGGCATCGGTTCCATCGGTGGCTGCATCATTTCCATATTTCTTTTCCTTCTTGGTTCCGCCAATCGTTGCCGCCTCGTGCGCCCGCTCATTCCGAATAATAATCTTGGCTTCAATATATTCCAAAATCTTTTCAGCCTCGTCCATCTTTCGGTTGAACTGACTCAAGTGATTGTAGTCACCAAAGTCCGCCGACAAACGATTTACAAAATCCCTTAACCGCTTCTTGGTTTCAGATACATCTAGCATTTCGCTACGCTCCTAATGACCCTTACTTAGGGGAAAAAATATTTGAGAGAGGGGTGTTAATGACCTTTTGAAGGTATTGCTAGTTGGGGGGTGAATCGCGATGTTACAAGATGCGGTTTTGGACCCCACCCTCACTTTCCTGACCTACATGGGAAAACAACCTACACATCTAGGTCTAGTTCCCCAAGTCAATACTGATCTTGACATCACCAGCAACCGCTACCTGAGCGCGATCCACTGGTTTGAAGCCAGCCCGATCTAGTAGGTCTTTGCTCGCTTCTAGTGCCACGTATCCGGATTTATGCTCGACAAGTTCCTTGACCTTGACGATGGCTGACGCAGCCCCATCCAGCAAAGCGTCACTGATCGCTTGTTGCAGTGCTTCCTTAACATGGGGTTTTCGTATTGCCTGATAGACCCATCCGGTATTGACCCCCATCTCATCAGCGATCTTTGTCTTGGGCCAAGATGTGGTAGTCAGCAAATCGACCAGTTGTTGTTGCTGATCGGTTAGGGGCTGCTTCCTACCGGACTGGGTAGTGACCATCTGTTTATCGGTATTTACATCCATGCACAGACTCTACCCCTCTACTACCGTAGCTGTCAAGCTACTCTGGTGTTTCTTACCAGTTACGATTAAGTTAACTAGAGCATCACTTCGATCTGCTGTCAATATCCCAGTATTGGTAGGTTTTTCCTTAGCTATACCAAGCCCTGTAATGGTAGTGACCACTCACATGCCTAAAAAAGCAGCAGGGTTTCTGGAAAACCTGCACTACCGTAGAGATGCTCGACCCCGCATCTTCGATGCTCAGGACCTTGGTATCCGGTTGCGCTACGCGCATCGGATTATTATTTCCCCGCTTATTTCGCCTCGCTACTTGGCGAAAACGCTCGGTAGCCCGCTCTGCGACTCGCTTGTGAAATCCTACTCAAGAACCGGATGAAGCACAGCGGAATCGGGTGACGAGTAGGATCTCTCTTGCAAGCAATTTGTGCAGTTCCGGCCAGCTAATTAACGCAGTTATTTAGCTGGCTATATCTTGGTATTGCCGTTTCCGGAAACACAAATTGCGTTGCCCGCTCGTTAGCTTATAGCGTGCCGCCGGGGGACTTTACCCTAGCACGCGATTCAGCTACGCCTGCTGTCAATAAAAATAGAGGCACTCCGCAAGCGGAGTCCTCCCTCGATTTTTCTTTGACAGCGCATGATCTATTTATTTGTCAGCCTCCGGCTGACCTGCGAATAAGGAATGTGAATCGTGTGCTTCGGGTGTCCCCCTGAGGCGGCCACGCACTGGTTTAGCCTCGTTTCTGTTCTATTAACATCTGGAGTATATGACATGAAAAACATGATTGAAAACATCTTCAACGAGGTAGATGTAATGTCCGAGTTCAACCAGAAGCGGGTCATTGGCCTACTCATTTACATGACTCGTCCTGAATCTCGGTGGATCAAGACCACTGAGCAGAAGATTGATGATGTGTCGTGTGAGCTGAAGAACAAACTTGAACACTTCGCTGGGTCCGAGATTGAGGACGCGCAGCTACAGTCCAAGACTGAGTTCCTTAGCAGCCTGGCCGACCAACAAGACGAGTTGACTCGGTTAGGTATCGTGGCGAAGGAAGCCTACTCAGAAATCTTCGGAGAGGATTGGAAGCCATACCAACCTACGCCGGAGTCAACTCTGGACAAGACCCAGACAGCCGCTGCGCTCGAAGCACAGGCAGTCTTGGACAGACTAGCTATGCGTAGTCCGACCTTGAAGATGTTCTGATAGGTAACAGTCCTGAGCAAGACTCAAAACTGCTCAACCCCCTTTTTTGGCTATCTAGGAGGAACGGATATGACACCTGATGAAACTTTTGAAGTGGCACTGTGGCTCGCCACATGGCTCGCTAGCCTGTCATTAGTGGGGCTGGTCTGGTCGGTGCTGAGGTACACGAAACCAAGGGGCTGGACTCCCAATAAGAAACGCAGGAGATTCACACTTGTTGACAAGGATTGATTGTCATATACTAACAACCATTAACAAGGAGCTGACATGGAAATCAAACTAGAAGAAAGTGAATTCAAGGGGGAGGTGGTCTTGATTATCAACTCGGTCCGCCATCCACTCTACTCATTTGAAGTCGAGAAGGTTGTTCATCTGCTCGGCACTTGGCTACTGGAGAAAGACAATGACAGACATGATTGATGTATGGAATTACATGGCTCGCCCTACCTCACGGAACGAATGGGAATCCTGTTCTGAATGTGAGCATGGAAGACCCGAACCTAATGGGCCGGACGATCCGGGCGGGATTAGCTGCGCACTCAATGGGCATCAGGATGCAGTCGAGTGCTTGTATTTTTGGAACGAAATGGCTGAAAGCTATGAAGGAGATGACTAATGGATGATGAATACAAACAACTTCACCCTGTGTTCTCACAGATATTCAGTGAGATTAACAAGCAGATACAAGGAGCCAGCATGGAAGACGATAGACCCAACGACCAAGACCGCCACGAGTACGAGGTGGACCGTGCCATTGAGGAGGAAGTTAATGATAACGGAATGGAAAGATAAGTTAGTTGAGTTCTACATCACAGACATTGACAGCAGGGATTACCCAGACTTCTGCGATGCCTGTGTTACGGACTGCTTCTGGTACGAAACAGGTGTTGACCTGACCGAGAAAGAAACAGAGGAGTTCAATGAGTATGCCAGCAGCATCGGTCTGATTAACGAAACAATCCACGAAGAACAGCTATGGATGTAAGGAGTTGACATGAACCAAGCAGCACTAGACGAAGCCAACATGATGATCGACCAGCTACTCGACAGGCTGGTTGAACTGGAATCCAAGATCATGCGGCCAAAGGATGTATCGGAGGCTCAGATATTGGTGGACGAGTACCGTGAAACTAAGGGCAGGATGCAGCGCATCAGTGCCGCAATTGAAGGAGCAATGTATGAAAGTTAGGAAGCTGATTGAGATCCTTAATAACCACGAACAGGACGAGGACATCATTGCATTCTGGTGGTCACAGGATGATTTCCATGGAACCGAAAACTTAAACGAAAAAGATTGGGAGGAAGTGGTTTGGAGGATTGATGAAGCAGACTGGTACGAGATGAATCACCTTGTCCAGCACGAAGTAAGCGATGCAATAAAGGATATTGACAATGAGCAGGGGTAGATTCGTCACGCATTCCGTAACCCAAGGGGAGCGCAAGCTGTTCTTGGTTACAGATTGCAGGGAAGGATATGTTTCGCTCGAACTCTATGAAGACGAAAACCAAAAGAAACCAATAAGAGTTGTCTTCAAGCGTAGTGAACTGGAGTTTGTAGCGGACATTATGAAGCGGTGCTATCGAGCATCGGACGCAATGTAAGTCGCTGATATTAAAGGGGTTGACTATGAGTATCTACAAGAACATTACCAATCAGATCATCAAGCAACTGGAGGCAGGCACAGCACCATGGGTCAAGCCATGGGCTACGCTACCGGGTGAAGGGACACCCAAGAATCTGCATACTGGCAAGCCATACCGTGGTGTTAATGTGCTGCAACTCTGGGCAGCAGGCATGGCTAAGGAGTATGAGCATGGACTCTGGTGTACCTACAAGCAGGCACAGGAGCGAGGTGGTCAGGTACGCAAGGGCGAGAAGGGTACGACTGTTGTGTTCTGGAAGCCCATGGAGAAACGAGATCCAGAAACAGGGAAGATCAAGAAGACTCTGCTGGCTCGTGGTTACTCCGTCTTCAACATTGCCCAGATAGATGGCATCGAGGCCATTGTTCCTAACCGACCAGAGTATGAGTGGAATCCATTGGTTGAGGCCGAGAGCCTTGTCGTTAAGCACGGCATTGACCTGCGAATTGGAGGGGACAAAGCCTACTTCAATGTGGCCGAGGACTACATCAAGATGCCAGACCGCAACCGATTCGAGGATGCTGAGAACTATTACAGCACGCTGCTGCATGAGATCACGCACTGGTCAGGCCACAAGACCCGGCTCGACCGTCCGTTCAATGGCTTCTTTGGATCGCCAGACTACGCACGCGAGGAACTGGTAGCCGAACTGGGATCGGCATTCCTCTGCGCTCGACTCGGCATTAACGGTGAGTTACAACATCCGGAGTACATCGCAAGCTGGATCAAGGTACTCAAGGATGACAGCACAGCAATCGTCCGCGCTTCTAAGCTGGCCGAGATCGCTGCCGACTATGTAATGGAGGTGAAAGATGGATCGAGTACAGGAACTTCGAGTACAGGAACTCAAAGCGATAGCGAGCTGGTTGGAGAACCAGATTCAGGGGAGCAAAGCGGCACTCGCCTTGCTGCTTAGCCTGATTGCTAACTTGGAAAAAGACAATGAACAATAATGGTATTGATCTTACTATTTTTTCAGATAGTAATTTTTTATCTAACAAACTAATTGAAATATCTGAAAGAGTAAGTCATGTGGATGCGTATTATTTAAGGGAAGCGGCTACTTCATTAGAAGGACTGTGGCTATACCTTATTGAAATAGCAAGCGATCCGTTGCATCCCACTGGTGGATCAGGCCAGCCGCAAGAACCTTCGGGTAGGAATGAAGGTTAGGACAATGTAGTGGACCAACTTAACTACATAATAATCTTAATGCTTCTTCTCTGTCTGGTAAATCACCCGACTTAATCCGAGATAGATATTTTTTTGCTACCAAAGGGTCAGCTTTTGGGGGTGGCAACGCAGACAAAATCCTGTGGCATGGGTCACGAGGTGCGGCCTTTGTGTGCCTCAAAAACTCAGCTATAGACGGAGGCCATTCACACTCTTGCCGAACCTTCTCCACGGCAATGCGTAGCTGCAAGAAGGTGATACCTTCAAGGGCATCATACCACTCACGCTTCGCCATCATCTCAACCTCTTTGGTTGGGAAATTGTTAGCCCATTTTGTTCCGTAGATTGACAACATTTTGGCGAACAAATGGTTGACCGCTTTCTTCCTCCTCGAATCCAGTTGAGAATCCAAGGGCGCGGAGTTCTCTGTAGGCTGCGGTCGTTGAGTCAAAGGCTGGTTTATGAGTTCGCTGATTTGCTGCATGAGTCATCTCCTTTACATGAAACAATCCAATCCAGCCGTATTCAATCGACTGGTCAATCACTTCTTGTTGACTGGCATTACCCTCGTTAATGATTCGATATAGCTTGTTCATTGCTTTGCTTTCAGCGGATGAACTTAAGGGTCTTTTGATTTCAATACGGTGTTGTTTGTATTCAGCCCATGCCTCAACATCCAACCAATCAGGGTAGTTACTTGACAATTTGCACCTCTATCTTATGTATGTGTTTGACCAAGCTGCGCTTGATCTTAGATGTCATGGTGTCCATGCCCTTGACATCCTCGACCACCTCACCTGCTGGTGTCTGGTATCGGAAGTCAGCACGGTACTTAACCACACGCTTTGAAGGGTACTTAAGTACCTCTCCATTTATGGGAAAGGTGTACTCTGGCTGGAGTTCCAGACCCCAGATCAGACCATCCTCCACCAATCCTTTCAGCTTGATATACCGATTGGCCTCGGCCTTTGAATCAAAGGTAATGCCATCTACCTCGGTACGCTTGGCTGAGTATTTATTTTTTCTTGGGTACATCTGTTCCTCGACCCTTGCCTGTAGCCTTGAACAGTTTGGGAATAAGGTGTGCGTCCCTAGCACCGCCAGCCTTACGCCTGTTCCTAGCTATTCTGTTGAAGTCGATCTCCTCAGCTAGCGTATCGGACACCAACTCTTTGAACTCAGGAGTCTGATGCTCAAGGGGTACGATGGCAAGCTGGCAGTCAAGGGCTTCACAGATTTCAAGCAGTCGAGGAAGATGAACAGAGATTTGACCCTGCTCATATTTCCTTACAGATGATACGGATATGCCAGTGATGTCAGCCAATACAGGCTGCGATATGTCCAGCATGATCCGCCTCATTCGCAGATAGAACACCAAGTCACGGTAGTTTGTGACTAGCAAATGCGATCCTCCATGTACTCCTGCAAGTCACGGACTTTGTACCGGATGGCTGCGCCTACCTTGGAGAACGGCGGACCCTTCTTCTGGCAACGCCAAGTACGCAGGGTTCCGTAGGTAAAACCGGTGATCTTGGATGCCTCATGGGTATTAACCCAATCTTCTGGTGACGGAGCGACAACCGCTGTCGCTACTGCTTCTTCTTCCATTATTAACTCCTGTTGACATGGACGATAGACAGCAGTATATTACGGTCAACATTGGTTGACAAGGACTAAGCATGGCATTAACAGAACAACAACACAGAACACGAAGCCAAGGGGTAGGTGGCAGCGATGCAGTCAAGCTGCTTACTGGTGACTGGTATGACCTATGGGCTGAGAAACTAGGCATGAAGGAGCGGGATGATCTATCTGACATCTTGCCTGTGCAGATGGGGATCTATACCGAAGACTTCAACCGCAATTGGTTCGAGAAAACTACAGGTAAGTTAGTGCTTACTTCTAATGAAACCATTGTCAGTCCTACATTCTCATGGATGGTAGCCAGCTTGGATGGCTGGATCGAGGAGGAGCAGGCAGTCTGGGAGGCCAAGCATGTAAATGGATTCAGCAAACCAGACAATGTGTTGAAGAAATATATGCCGCAGTTGCAGCACTACATGATGGTGACTGGTGCAACCAAGGCGTATCTGTCTGTGTTGTATGGGAACTACAAGCACGAGGTAACTGAGGTGGAGGCAGACCCAGCCTATCAGATTGAACTGATCGAACTGGAATCTAAGTTTTGGAACTGCGTACAGAAGCGGATTGATCCGACAACCATTGACATTGCAGATATGGAGTTGACAAATGAGCCAAGCACTCAAAAGGAAGTGGTGGGAAT